AGGGTTAATGGAAACACATTTAGGTGAATTTGATTTATTTGAAAATGAAATTGTACCTTTAGATTTACCTATGATCGATCTAAATGAAGATGAGCAATTAGACGAAAAGAAAAAGGCTAAGAAAAAGAAAAAAGATCCACCAATTGGAAAACCAAAACGTGGTGGTTCAAAAGCATATTACGTTTATGTAAGAGATCCTAAAACTAAAAGAATTAAAAAAGTATCATTTGGATCAGGTGGTTTAAGAGCTAAAATTAGAAATCCTAAAGCACGTAAAGCATTTGCTGCTAGACATAAATGCTCTCAAAAAACAGATAGAACAAAACCATCATATTGGTCTTGTAGATTACCTAGGTACGCAAGTCAATTAGGTTTAGGTGCTAATATGAATACATTTTGGTAAAATGAACGAATTAAAAGTAAAAAAAACAATGGATGACGTTCTTGAACCTAAACAGTTCGATGATCGTCAATCTTATCCTCAAAAGGAAACAGCAGCTATGCGAGCTCCAGGTACTGGAGAAGATGCAGAAGCAAGAGCACCTTACTATATTCGTTACATGAAAACCTTAGATGAGGTACTTACTGAAAAAAAGAAAAGAGACAGATGTCTTAGAATAGCAGATAGAAAATTTGATAAACCTTCAGCATACAAATCAGGTGCTGTAGTAAGATGTCGTAAAGGCGATATTTGGAAAGGTGTAAAAGAAGCGGTTGTTAATCAATTAACTGAAGATGAATCATTACGTAAATGGTTTAAACGTTCAGGTCCCTCAGGTAAAGAAGGTGGATGGGTTGACTGTAATACAGGAAGAAAAGACCCTAAAACAGGAAAAATGAAGTATAAAGCTTGTGGGAGAAAAAAAGGAGAAAAAAGAGCAAAATACCCGTCTTGTAGACCTACACCTGGAAAATGTAAAGATAAAGGAAAAGGAAAAAAATGGGGAAAAACGAAATAAATCCTTATCTTGATAAGGGTAATATAAGAACATTTTCTAAAGATGTTGATCCGATGGAATTGGTTTGGCATCAAGATGATGAAGATAGAAAAATAGAAATCCTTGAAGGCGAAGGATGGTGTATTCAACGAGATAATATGCTACCAAGATCGATGAAGAAAGGAGAAACCATATTTATAACCAAAGGTGAAGTACACCGAATATTAAAAGGCACAACTGATTTAAAAATAAAAATAAATGGATAACTTCGATTTAAGAAAATATTTAGCTGAAGGTAAGCTCTTTGAACAAGATAGATATAAAAAAGTAGAGGACGATGCACAAGATGGTACCTTTTATGTTTCCGGATATGATATGGAAAATGAAAGAGATATCGATGATTATTTTGTTGATCTAAATTATGGTAAATATAAATCTGCTACTCAAGAATTATTAGACCTTGCTATGGAACAAGGACACGCGTATGAAAGTATAGAAGATTATTACGAATATGTTGAAGGATTTGAAAATGATCTAAAAGATTATGCTGAAGGTGAAGAAGTACCTGATTGGAAGATGAATGATCTAGCTATGCGTTTTGGAGATGATTATAGTCAATTTTATGGTGAAGAAGAAGATGAAGACTATGAAGAAGAAGAATATGAAGATTATTAAAAATAAAAAACAATGGATAACTTTGATTTAAGAAAATATTTAGCTGAAGGTCGCTTATTAAAAGAAGAAGTAGACTATGAAATCGAACTTTTAGTTCCAAAAGTAGCCTTTGATGTAGAATCAGGTGAACTAGCAGATTCTCCTTATGCATTTGCTACTGCAGATGAAATTGAAAGCGGTGAAGCTGATGTTACTACTTATACTGATGGAGATGAATTAGATGAGTGGGTTTTTGACCGTAGCTACGAGAACGCTAAACGCTTTGAAAAAGAACACCCAGGTTTATTTAAAATAAAAACAAATGGATAATTTTGATTTAAGAAAATATTTAGCTGAAGGTAAGCTATTAAAAGAAGATTATGATAAAGAATCACTTATTAAAGCTTTAGGAGATAATGATGATGCTTTTATTCAATTAGGAGATGGAAGAGAGTTTATAGTATACAACCCAAACTCTAATAATGATGATAATGCAGATATGTGGGATGATTATTCTGTATTTGCATTAGACCAAGATGGAGAAGAACACGAAATATTATACTCAGATATAGCAGGAATTAATATATAAATAAAAATAAATGAAATGTAATTGTAAAGTATGTAATTGTGGAGCATCATGTGATTGTACATGCTGTAATTGCTAAAATAAACAACATATAGACTGATTCATAGCCAGTCGAGATTAAAAAGAAAAACAGACATCTGTGGCGTCTCCCTAGGAGACGCCATTTCTAGTTCGTATATTCACGTGTTAAAATGATAATAAAAATATGAGTAAAAGTGTAGTAATGATTGGAGCAGGTGTAGCAAATGTAAATGCTGCTACTAAGCTAATTGACAATGGTTTTAAAGGTAAAATTACCATTATTGATATGGGTAAAGATCCATATTTAAGACCTTATGAAGAAGTAATGACAGGTTTCCTAGGAGCAGGAGGTTGGTCTGATGGTAAATTAACTTATCATACTTCCATTGGAGGACAATTATCTAAATATTGTGGTGAAGAAAAAGCAATGGAATTATTTGATCAAGTAATTAATAATTTTAAACGATTCCATCCTAAACCAGAAGAAGTACAATGCTCTAACCCTGTAGCTGAGCCCGATTTTATTAAACCATATTTTGGATTAAGACTATTCCCAGTATGGCACGTTGGTACAGATTATCTACATGAAATAGGTAAAAATTGGTATGACTTTTTAGTTCAAGGTGGTGTTGAATTTCTATGGGAAACTAAAGTTACAGATATTGATTTTGATAATAGTAAAGTATACTACCCTAAAGTAGCAGAAACAGATAGTGCTGGGTTACCTGATGATTTACAATGGGTAAATATGGAAACATTAGAATATGATGAACTTATTTTTGGTGTAGGTAAATCAGGAATTGATTTTGGTAAGCAATTAGCTGAAAAGTATGATTTACCAACTGAACCAAAACCAGTACAAATTGGTGTTCGGTTTGAAGCGCCACAAAAACACTTTCAAAAATTAATTGATGTAAGCTATGATTTCAAATTGTATCGTAAATTCGAAGACAAAGGAGTATCATTACGTTCATTCTGTACAAACAACAACGCAGCTTATGTTGCCGTTGAGGAAACGTATGGAGATCATTCGTACAATGGACACGCTAAAAAAGACGAAGCATTTAGGAACGATATGACCAATTTTGGTATTCTAATGGAAGTTAGAGGTATTGATAAACCATTTGAATGGTCTAGAGATGTAGTAAATAAATTACAAAAAGATGGTACTGGATTATATTATAGTCCAAGTAGAAAACCATCTCAAACATCAGAAGGAATAGATGTATCAGCTATCCAAGTAGATACATTACATAAAATATCAAAAGCAATGCAACCATACTTTATGTATGTATATGATTTTATTGAAGACATGAAAAAAGTATTCCCAACACTTAAAGATGATTGGGGTATTTATGTGCCTGAAGTAAAATACTTATCACCTGAACCACTTGTCGATTATTCCGATTTAGCTCTTACTAAGTATCCTAACGTCCACTTTGTTGGTGATGCTCTTTCCGCTAGAGGTATAACGGTAAGTGGTGCACAAGGTACTTATGTTGCTGAAAGTTTACTAGGAAAACTAAAATAAATTTCGTATATTATGGGCATGAAAAATAAAGAAAACGAGTGGCCAAAGAGCCAAAGATTGAAAAAAGCAGATGGTACTGTAGCATATATTTGGGATAATAAACTTCACAATTGGGAAGGTCCAGCACTAATACCAGAAGGAAATGAAAAGAAAGCTGAGTATTATCTTTATGGTATTCCATATACAAAAGAAGATCATAAAGAAGCGATTAGAAATCAAACGGGGTTGCCTTGGTATAAACAACCAGCACCTAAAGGACAAAATCATAGAAATTAAAATATGAAAATAGGTTTATGCGGTACAATGAGTGTGGGGAAAACTACACTAGTTAATGCTTTAAAACAAACAAAGCAATTTAAAGATTATATGTTTAGAACAGAACGTTCTAAGTATTTGATGGAACAAGGTATTCCACTTAATACAGATTCAACATTAAAAGGTCAAACTATATTTTTAGCTGAACGTTGTGCTGAATTAATTCAAACAGATATTATTACAGATAGAACTGTTATTGATGTTATGGCATTTACTATGAATGCTAAATCAATACCTTATCAGGATAAGGAAGCATTTGAAGCTTATGCTAAAGATTTTATAGGGGAATATGATTATATATTTTATATTTCTCCATATGGGATAGATGTTGAAGATAATGGAGTACGTGAAACAGATGAACATTATAGAGATTTAATTGATTTTACTATTACTACATTAATTAAAAGATATGGACATAAAGCAGGTAAATTAGAAAAAATATCTGGATCTACAGAGGAACGAATTGAACAAATATTGAATATTACAGGCCTTTAACATATTTATAATAAAAACTCTAATATAATGAAAAGATCCGAATTAAATCAGTTTATAAAAGAAAACATTATAGAAACTTTAACTGAAAGCCCTTCATCTGAAGAAGTAAAAATGGCAAGACAAGCTGTGGCTAGGTTTATGAAGTATAGAAATGTATCACAAGAGGAAGCTGTTCGTGATTTAATTAACGCTTTAAAGGAAATCCAACCTAAAGAAGATGATCAACGATATATAGACTATCTAAGAAGAAGTGGTAGAGATAAAGAAGCAGATAAATTATCAAAAAACAACCCTGCTTTAAAAGAAGAACTTCCATCTAAAGAAGAAGTAGAAGATACTACTGCTGCTGTTCAAGCACTTAAAAAAGAATTAGAGGATCTAAAGGAAGATGATGATATTGATGATAAAGATGCTATAGCACAAGCTAAAGCAGCTAGAGGTAAACATAAAAAATTAGATATTGCAGTTGAAGCATTAAAGGATATTAAAACTAAAATGCAATCATTAGCAAGAAAATATAGTTCAGCTGATGAAGTAGAAAAAGAAAAAATTAAAGATGATTTAAAAGCTAAAACTGCTAAGAAAAAAGAATTAGAGTCTTTAGTTGCTAAATTAGAAAAAGATGTTGTCTAGAGAAAGGTTTATAAATTATGGAATCATCCTCCTTTTAGGTAGTGCATTAATTTATTTTGTACTTATTGGAGATGAAAGTTATGTTGAAGATTATAATGTTAAAATTGAAGCATTAGAAGCTAAAGTTGATTCATTACATGGGATAAATGACCATTTAGTATATAAAATAGATACTTTAAATCAGCAAATTGTTAAATTAGACAAAGAAATAGACAAACAAGATAAAAAGATTGTCACATTAAAATATAAAGTAAATGAAAAAGTTAATTCCGTTGATTCTTTTAGTGATGATGAGCTTACAAGGTTTTTCACAGAGCGTTATAGACACTACGAAGATTCAATTAAAAAAGCCGATAGCTCGTCTAGTAATTAAAGATTTAATTGTAGGTGACGGTGCGAAGGAAGAAATCAAATTATTATCTAATAAATTAGGTTTATTAGAAACAAAAATAGTTGTTAAAGATAGTGTTATATTTAATTTAAATGAAAGAGTTATGAATTTTGAGAGTATGTTAAATACCCAATCAAGTCAAATAGCTTTATCTAAAGAACTAAATGATAAACTTCAATTAGATTTAAAAAAACAAAAAGTAAAAACTAAACTAACTACAGGTGCTGGAATACTAGTTGCTGCGGGTATATTACTATTAGCAAAATAATATATGTCAAATTTAAAACAAGTAATACGTTCAGAATACCTTAAATGTGCTAAAGATCCGGTGCATTTTATGCGTAAATATTGTTATATACAGCATCCACAAAGAGGACGTATACAATTCAACCTATACCCTTTTCAAGAAAAAGTATTAACGCTAATGCGCGATAATCCTTATTCGATTATCTTAAAGTCTAGACAGTTAGGTATTTCAACATTATCAGCAGGTTATTCTTTATGGTTGATGACATTTCATAAAGATAAAAATATACTTTGTATAGCAACAAAACAAGAAACAGCTAAAAACATGGTTACAAAGGTAAAATTTATGTATGAAAATTTACCTTCATGGCTTAAAGTAGATGCAGCTGAAAATAATAAATTAAATCTACGATTAAAAAATGGATCCCAAATTAAAGCTACATCAGCCTCAAGTGATGCAGGTAGATCAGAAGCAGTATCCTTGCTACTAATTGATGAGGCAGCTTTTATTGATAATATTGGAGAAATTTGGGCTTCAGCACAACAAACATTAGCAACGGGTGGTGGTTGTATTGCTTTAAGTACACCATATGGTACTGGTAATTGGTTTCACCAAACATGGACTAGAGCAGAAGCAGCTGAAAATGATTTTTTACCTATCAAATTACCTTGGTATGTTCATCCTGAAAGAGATGATGCTTGGAGAAAAAAACAAGATGAATTACTAGGTGATCCTAGAATGGCGGCACAAGAATGTGATTGTGATTTTAGTACTTCTGGTGATATTGTATTTTATCCTGAATATATAGATTATTACGAAAAAACTTATGTAAAAGACCCTATGGAAAGAAGAGGTGCTGATCAAAACTTATGGGTTTGGGAGTCACCTGATTATAGTAGGTCTTATATGGTAGTAGCTGATGTATCTAGAGGTGATGGAAAAGATTATTCTGCATGTCATGTTATTGATGTAGAAACAAATGTACAAGTTGCTGAATATAAAGGACAATTAGGTACAAAAGAATATGGACATTTATTAGTTGGACTAGCTACAGAATATAATGAAGCATTATTAGTAATTGAAAATGCAAATATAGGTTGGGCTACAATACAGGTAGTAATAGATAGAGCATATACTAATCTCTATTATTCACAAAAGAGTGACCAAGCAAATGTTAATTCGTATTTTGATAAATATCAAGATCATTCAAAAATGGTTCCTGGATTTACTATGTCATCAAGAACAAGACCTATGGTAATTGGTAAATTCCAAGAATATATAAGTGATAAAGGAGTAACAATACAATCTAAAAGATTAGTAGAAGAAATGAAGACATTTATTTGGCGTAATGGTAGACCAGAAGCACAATCTGGGTATAATGACGATTTAGTAATGTCTTTTAGTATTGCAATGTATATTAGAGATACAGCATTAAAATTTAGACAAAGAGGAATTGATTTGACAAAACAATCATTAAATAATATGACAGTCAACAGAACACCTTATCAGGGAAGTTATGGTGGAGGATATGGAAAAGTAAAAAATCCTTACCAAATAGACACACCTGATGGAAAAGAGGATATCAGTTGGTTATTATAGTAATATTTATAACAATAATTATATATTAATATGGCAGATAAAGGCGTATTTTCGAGGTTAAGGAGATTATTTTCCACCGACGTAGTAATAAGAAATGTAGGAGGTAATCAAGTAAAAACCATAGATTCAGGACATATTCAATCTACAGGTGAATATGAAACTAATTCATTGATAGATAGATTTAAC